GCGAAACAATTACTGTGGGCGATCCTGCTGAGTTTATCATTGGTGATCTCAACAGCGGCAACGCCACTCTTATCGAGGGAGTTACTGAGCCTGAAGATTGGTATGGGTGCAAGTACACCTGCGCGTCTGACGGTACGTTTACGGCAGTAGAAGGCTGGGTAGACCCACGCGAAGAGTCTGAGTGAGAACCCTTGTAAATGGCCGCAGAAGTTATAGCCGCAGTTCAGGTCTGTGCATCTGCATATCGTTTCTTGAAAACAGCGGTACAGGAAGGTAACGATCTGAATGATATGGGTCGCGCCATAGGCAAGTTTTTTGATGCTAGGGAAGAGATCGCTGTATTAGAGCAAAAGGCAACAAACAGCAGCAAGATAGAGAAGTTGTTTGGGGGTAAGTCGATTGAGGCTCAGGCTTTAGAAATCACATTACAGAAAGACAAAGCGATTAGGTTGGAAAAAGACCTTAAAGACCTTTTTCTGTACTCTGGCCGAGGCGATCTTTGGGAAGACACCATTAGAGAAAGAGCTAGACTGCGTAATCTAAAAATTGCAGAGGCTAAATCTAAGGCACAAAGCAAAGCGGCTATTATAGACATAACAATTATTGGCGGCATATTAGTCGCTCTGATGATTATTGTATTAGGTATAACGACTGTAGCGGTAGAGTGATGGAACTGACGGGGCAAATAGTATTTGACGTAATTATCCTGATCGGTGGCTTTTTGGCAGCGTGGGCTTACAACCGTGTCTACACGCTGCTTGATAGGCTTGACTTGGAGATGAAGCAAATCTCTGAGAAATACGTTGCGAAAGACGATTATCGTGAAGACATCCGCGAGATCAAAGAGATGTTGGGTGCTATCTTCAAGCGATTAGAAAACAAGGCTGATAAATGAAACTTGATCCTGTACTTCTTAATATGGCCTGCTCTTGGTCGATGAAGGCTTACGAAGATAGTGTTAAAGATGCACTTAAAATAGAAAGCCGATGGACATCTACTACAGTATACATAGCAAAGCGTAAGTCTATTGATGTCATCGCTTTTAGAGGGACTGAGCAGAAGATCGATGTGCTCACTGACATTAACGTCATACCTCTACCATACGCAGGCAGGCTGTGCCACGGTGGCTTTACTCTGGCGCACAAGTCTGTTTGGGGAGAAGTCAAGCAGCACATAGACCCAAAGAAACGCACATTAATTTGTGGTCATAGTCTTGGAGGTGCGTTAGCAGAGCTATCTGCCGCTATGCTAAACGGCAAGCATGACAACATAAATCTTATTACCTTTGGTAAACCAAACGTATTCTTCAAGGGCTTCAAGAAGCCAATGACTTTGGATAATCAAATATCCTGTGTGCAGGGCAGTGACGTAGTGGCACGAATACCACGCCTATGTTACGGCCCGTCAAAGTCTCAGACTATGCTGTACTTCGGCAACAACGGTGTGGACTTCGTTAATCCTGACAAGTTAACCAGAAGAGAAGACCGGGGTGACCTGAGAGATCGGATCAACGATCACAAGATGGCGGGTTACAAGGAGAGGTTGAAAGAGTTTCTTGACAGCCAAGACCGAGAAGCTAAAAAAGTTGTACCCCTAAGCAAAGGTGAGCAACAAGAATTAAAGAGGATTGAGAATGAGATTGATGAGATCGATTTTCCCAGCAGCGATTAGCTTATTGTTACTTTCTGGATGCACCATATCCGAAGACATGATTGCCAACAAGGAACTGTACTGCTCCGGTGTTTACAAGGGCATTCGTGCAGTTGGGCGCGTAGCCACTGAGGTCACCACTGGTTTAGCAGTGCCTGACGTGTGCGAAACCATCGACGAAATCGTCGAGGAGGATACTGAGGGAAAGTCATCCGAAACATAGATGCTCTGACGAGAATCTATTTGTTGACGCTGTGATGGATGATTATTTCGCCAGAAAACCCGATTGCGAACTACAACGCATCGCAGATCGACACAACTCAAAGCCTTACGGTTACCCTCTCATCTGACACAGTTAAAGAGCTTGATCTGCCAGAAGGCCAGACTGTCAAAGGCTCGGTATCTGAAGACGGCAACTCAGTAACAATAACCACTGAGAATGGCGAAGTAAATCTAGTTGGCAGTTTTGCACAGGTATCTGGCGAAGATGTAAACGTCAGGGTTAGGTCAGCCGAAACTCCTGACAAGTCAGAGGCTAAGCAAGAGATAAAAGCGGAGGGACGAGAGCCTACAAGGCAGTCTAAGCTAGACAGAGTTTTTGAAAACACATCGACCAAGATAGATAACAGCGCAGATGTGGAGAAACTTCTTACTGATCTCAAGGCGGCTATAGAGAACGGCGACAGTTCTGTATTTGGCGAGATAGACCTAGAAGACCTGCCTCAGATCGAATACGAGATAAACAGATACGATACTGAAAAGAACTCGTGGGCTTGGGACGCCCCAGAGGCAAGAGATTTAGAAGATGTAAAACTCGGTGAGACCTATGTGGACTTTACTGACGGGGAGATCAACAGTGGCGAAGAAGAGTGGATGGGGTTCGAGGCGCTACTTGGTAACACTGAGGAAGATTGGGAGATTAACATCGAAACGGATATTGGCGAGCGTGACCATATCTGGCTCCAAGGACGAGTAGTTGAAAACCGTGGCAGGTTCAATATGTGGTTTGATAATCCCGGCACTGCTTCTTATGCAAGACAGAACATTGACAAGGTGGCTCAGAAAATAGAGAGCTTCGGTATAATGATTGACCACTTGGGCATCGCTCCATACCCCAGAGACAGGGTAGAAAGTCCGCCTAAAAGCACGTTTATGATCGAGGTTTAGATGAGCAAGTTAAAAGGGTTGTTAGCATCACTAGCACCTACTGTCGGTAAAGCTATCGGCGGCCCTATGGGCGGTATGGCTGTAAAACTTGTAGCTGATAAGTTAGGGGTAAGCAATACCACCGATCCGGTCAAACTTGAGAAGTACATAGAAGAACATCCCGATTCCATCCAGTTGCTCCAAGAGGCTGAGACTGAATTTTCTAAGACATTAGAAGAGCGAAAGATTGATCTTGAAAACTTCAGGGTTGAGGTGCAGGACAGACAGGCCGCAAGGGAGATATTCGGAGAAGACCCTACGCCTAAGATATTTGCGATCATTAGTCTTCTAGGTTTTCTGTGTTACATATTCTTAGTCACTTTTCGCGCCGAAGCAGTAGACGATGCTCTAGCCAACATTATCTTAGGATATCTAGGAGGGCTGATATCTGGTATTTCAGCGTTCTTCTTCGGTTCTAGCAATAACAGGGGTAACTAATGGACAAGCTACTGGCTATGCTGAAAAGACATGAAGGTGTGGAGACTCATGCCTATGAATGCTCAGAGGGTAAAGTAACTGTGGGCGTTGGTCGCAACATAGACAAAGAGGGCGGGATAGGCTTATCAGATGATGAGGTGGACTACCTTCTGCAAAATGATGTAGAGCGAGTCATAAAGGAACTCGCAGCAGAGTATCCTTGGTTCAGCGATCTTGATGACGTTCGCAGGGATGCAATGGTAGATATATCTTTCAATCTGGGAGCGACACGCTTGCGCCTGTTCAAACGTGCTTTGTCTGCTATGGAAGTCGGTAATTATGCTGAGGCTTCAACAGAGTTTTTAGATTCTAAGTGGGCTAGGCAAGTTGGTGGTCGTGCGCTTGAGCTGACGGATATGATATCTAGCGGCGAGTACGCTGATGTATGAATATCGTTGCGAGATTATTAGAGTTGTTGACGGAGACACCATAGATGCTGCTGTTGACCTTGGCTGGGATACTTGGATTCGTGGCAGTGGTGGGCGTATTCGTTTACACGGAATTGACACACCTGAGTCGCGCACCAGAGACAAGATTGAGAAGAAATATGGCCTTGCCGCCAAAGCATTCGTTGAGCAGTTCTTCGAGGGCGCGGAGGAGATAATTGTCTGCACACGGGAGAAAGGCAAATATGGGCGATATTTGGGGGATTTCAAGGTAGGAAAAAAATGGCTTTGCGCTGAGCTTTTGAAGAATCACCATGCGGTGAAGTATGAAGGGCAAAGCAAGGCTAGAATAAAAGCCGCACACATGAAGAACAGATATCTTTTGGATTTGTAATGCTAGTCAAATACGAGTTTAAGCCCGGAATAAACCGAGAAGGTACGCAGTTTACTGCGGGAACTGGATGGTACGATGCCGATAAGATTAGATTCAGAAAAGGCAGAGCCGAGCAGATAGGCGGATGGCAGAAGTATTCTAACAACACCTTTCTGGGAATCTGTAGGTCGCTCCACGATTGGGTTGCTGCGGCGTCCACGCAGTATCTGGGTATCGGTACAAACCTGAAGTTCTATATCAATCAGGGAGATGCCTACTATGACGTTACCCCTATTCGAGAGACAACGGCAGCAGGTGACGTTACTTTTGCAGCGAGCAATGGCTCTTCTGCTATTACCGTTTCAGATACTAATCATGGTGCTGTGGATGGCGACTTTGTTACTTTCAGTGGTGCTGTGTCTCTTGGGGGCAATATCACTGCGGCTGTTCTCAACCAAGAGTACGAAATCGCCAGTATCGTAGACAACAATTCGTACACTGTCTCGGCAAAAGATACATCTGGCAACGCAGTTACTGCTAACTCGTCAGACACAGGTAATGGCGGTAGTTCTGTCGTTGGTGCATATCAGATAAATACTGGACTCAATACCTATGTTGCTTCCTCTGGATTTGGCGCAGGCACATGGGGCGCTGGCGGTTGGGGCGGTTCTACTGCAATCACGGCGGGTAATCAGCTAAGACTGTACTCTCAGGACACCTTTGGTGATGACCTGATCTTCAATGTCAGGGGTGGCGGCATATATTACTGGGACGAGACGAACGGTACAGGAACTCGTGGAGTTGCTCTGTCTGACAAGGCAGGAGCAGTGGGTGCGCCTGTACTGTCTCTCCAAACGATGGTCTCAGAAACTGACCGACACACGATATGTTTTGGCTGCAACCCCTTAGGCAGCACTACTCTTGACCCGTTATTAGTAAGGTTCAGTGATCAGGAGAACCCATTCGACTGGACACCAACCTCAACGAATACTGCTGGCGGTGTTACGTTAACAGCCGGATCGTTCATTGTGGGTGCGATCAAAACACGGCAAGAAATATTAATATTCACCGACAGCAGTATCCACACAATGCGCTTTTCAGGCAGTCCGTTTACCTTTCAGTTTGAGGTGGTAAACGAGGGTCTGTCGATGATTTCACCAAATGCCGCCACAAACGCTGGTGACATGGTGTTTTTCATGGATCGCGGTGGATTCTATTTCTACAATGGTTCTATCCAGAGGCTGACCTGTACCGTGCTGGATTATGTATTCAGTAACCTAAACACGGCAGAAGAGTACAAGGTTTTTGCTACAACTAGCGTGGATTTTTCAGAGGTGTACTGGTACTACCCTGTGGGGACTGGCAACACAGAGGCCACCAACTATGTATCTTACAATTATATGGAGGATTCATGGGCAATCGGGACTCTGACCAGAGGTGCGTTCATCCCCGCAAACACCAGAAATTTCCCAATCGCCAGCTCAGCCTTTAATTACACGAATAATCAGTATCTTTACAACCACGAGAGCGGTTTTGATGCAGATGGTTCTGCTATGAACGCTTACATAGAATCTGGTGGCGTAGAAATGGGCGATGGTGAGCAGTTTATGTTTATCAACCGAATGATCCCAGACTTTGAGTTCAGAGGCACTACATCCAGTGCTTCTGTGGATATAACGCTCAAGGGTAAGGATTTTCCGCTAAACGACACGACCACGCTGGCTACAGCAAATGTCACCGAAAATACCGGACAATCTTTTGTCAGGGCCAGAACCCGCGAGTCTGTCATCCGAATACAAGGCACAGGCACAGGATATGGCTGGACTCTGGGTACTTTAAGATTTGACGTAAGACCTGACGGGAGAAGGTAATGGCTCAGAAAATTAACCTAGTGGTGTTGCCCACGGCAAACCCTGAGTATGACTTCCAGAACGAGCTTACGATGAGAAGGGCCATAGAGCGGTCTTTTAACGATGTCAGCGACGATTTCAGGACGATTACTACCAAAACTGACAAGGAAGAGTCCCTTGCTCTAAAACGCTACCAGTTCCTTCTAATGGGGGCTGCGGGTAATGGCTGATGCAATTAAGGTACTGGGTCAGGTAGCGCCAAGCGCGACCACCACCACAGTCCTGTACACAGTCCCCAACCTAGCGCAGACCACGGTCAGCTCTCTGGTTATCTGCAACCGTAACTCTGGGAATCAGACGTTCAGGGTCAGCATACACGTTGCTGGTGCTGGGGCAGATAACAAGCAATTTATATTTTTCGACAAAGAGATTACAGCTAACAACACACTTACTGTTGTTATCGGAATAACACTTAATCAGGCAGACGTAGTTAAAGTATACTCTAGTACGAGTGACATGAGCTTTAACATATTTGGCGTAGAGACCACATAATATGAATATTGCCCCCAAACCACCCCTAGCCCGTCAGGGTCAGAAACTAGCCAGCCACGGTAGATATGGAGACACAGAGCTTGTCCACATGAACCCGTATGAGGTGCAGGGGCTTGCGGCCATGTCACCCACTGGACAGCTCACAAAGAACCCTGTGACAGGTCAGCCAGAAGCCTTTTTGCCGTTTCTCGCCCCTCTAGCTACAGGGTTTCTAGGTAAAGCGCTGGGAACTAAGTTGTTGGGAGGTGCATTAGCCAAAACCTTCGGCGCAAAACTTGGCGCGAGTCTAGCTGGTGGAGTTGGCGCAGGAGCTTTAGAGGGACTGCGAACGGGGAGCTTTGAAAAAGGCATTCTTACAGGTCTGACGGCTGCTACATTTGGCTCTATTGGTCAGAAAGGTATCGATGCTGCAAATCCCCTTACTAAGTCAGCATCTGAACAAGTTGCGAGAGCCACTGAAAATTTAGCTGAAAAAGCAGCCGCTCTTGGGCCGAAAGAAAGCGCAGTTCAATTAGCTGCGGGAACGCCGATGCCCGATGCGCCCGGATTCTTGGCAAATCAGATGGGGCCGGGACTGAATCAAGGCATTAACATAAGTCCGAGTCAATTCGCAGAGCTGGGTGCTAGAGCCGATTTAGATACTGCCTTGGCTGGACTAGACTCTGCTAGAAAAACCCTTTCATTCACCGACAAATTAGGCTCTTTCGTCAATCCCGAAGGGTTGGGCGCAATGGGCAGAGCGGCTCTTGAGCCACAGAACCTATTAGGTCTTGGTGTGGGACTAGGCGGTAGAGCGCAAATTGAAGCTCAAGAAGCTATGCAGAGACGGGCAGATGATGCTGCCGCTGCTGACTCAAGATATGCCCAAGGCTTCAGGGACGTGCTTACAGACTCTCTGGGCATGGCTCGCGGTAGCAACCCTAATCCTTACGCAAGTCCCTATATTGGCAACTATGCTAAGACAGGCGGTGTTGTAGGCATGAATGGTGGTGGTGAGTTTGATAATTACGACGATAATGTAAGCGCTGTCGATATAGCTGGACTGCAAGGGCCGTTTGTTACTGGCAGGCGTCAGGATGATGGCACTCTTGGGCCTAATCTTACCTATGAGCAAGTTATAGCTGCCAGTCCCAGAAGGCAGGAAGAGGGGCGGTATTTTGTCACTCCTCGTCCGGGCAGTGCCGCTGAAAGACAGGCATTCCTGAAGGGTGGATTTAAGCAAGACCCTCCAACAGATTATCGCCACGGATTCGAGAAAGAGTTCGAGTTCTTTGACTTTATAGGTGACCGTGATCTTGACAGAACATTAGACCTGTTTGGTTCTGGCCCAAGTGATTATCTGGCTGGTTTGTTGGCTGCGACACCGGAGCGACTGGAGGAGCTTGGAACGCCAACTGCTGAAGGCACATTGCCACTAGCTGAATACACCACTACCAAAGGTCAGCAGTTCAGTGGTGTTGATAATTTCAGCGATATGGGTGTTCCAACATTTGATCCGATTGTTAGTCAAACACCCGCTATTGATCCTACTCCTGACCCCGTTGTTGTCGATCCTACTCCTGACCCCGTTGTTGTTGATCCTACTCCTGACCCCGTTCTTGTCGATCCTGAGCCTGAGCCTACATATATGGACGCAATTCGTGGCTTGGGTATTGAACTAGATCAAGACTATGACAGGCAAGAAGGCAGGCAGGTTTTCGACGTGCTTGAGGAGTTTGGCGTCTCGGGCGATGAAGTAGTTTCAGACCTAGCAGATTACTTTGGCGTGACAGAGGATTATGTCGAAGACAACATCGACGTGATCGCCCAGAACAGAGCCACCAAAGAAATCCTAGACAAGGCCATTGAGGGCGGTATTGAACAGGTAGACCCCGGAGAGACAGCCGCTGACGCATATACTGAGGGCGAAAAAGATGCGGTCTTTGGTCTGCTGCAAGATGGAACTTTAAGCATCCCTGCGGCAGCAGAATACTTTCAGTTACCAGTAGAAGAGATACAGGCCGCTTACGATTCTATGCTTGCTAGTAGAGAGGCTGATCAAACTGCTCTCGATGCAGTCGCAGCTCAGCCAGCACAGAGTGCGACTGAGCAGTTGAGTGCAACTCTGGATGATTTTGGTGACACAGATTTAGTCGCTGCTCTCGCTAGTGGGGAGATAGACGAAAGTGAGAGGCAGAGATTTGCTAAAGGTGGCGAGACGAAGGACAAGAAGACAAGGTTCATGACAAGCATGGGCATGGTAGAGTTTGCTAACGGTGGCATGGCGGACGCGCTTCCTGTTGGCATGTCAGAAGAAGTGGTTGAACAGATACCTGACCCTGCGCAGTTAGGCAGTATGGTGGGTGCGGAAGAGGCCATGTTTGGAGATGGCATGGGAGGCATGGACTACGACAACCTAGTAGCTGCAACTATCGAGGCAGTTCGCGGTAATGTTGAAAATGCTGATGAAGTCATAGAAATGTTCATTGCTGAATACGGTGTGGACGAGTTCAGAAAACTACGAGAGGCCGTATTGCAGTCGATTGTGCCAAATGCTCGAACAGAGGGCATGATACAGGGTAGTACCGGAGGCATGGACGATGAGGTCATGGGCATGATCGGAGAAGATCAGGGCGTGGCTGTGTCCCCCGGAGAATATATAGTCGCTGCTGATGTGGTGTCAGGACTAGGAGACGGTAACTCTGATGCTGGCGCAGATGTCCTCGACCAGATGATGGAGGACGTGAGAGCAGCAAGGACTGGAGGTCGTCAGCCTGCTCCTATTAACAAGTCAGCGGTAATGCCAGCATGACAGCTCTGAGAATTACCTACGTTGAGCCAAACTATGTACAAAAGGTTTGGCCTGCGGTTAAAGAATATATTGCCAGTGCGTTGAACAAGGGCAGCGAGAACAAGCAAACGTCAAATGACTACAATGTTGACCATGTTCAGTCATATCTTACCAGTGGTGAATGGCTGCTCGTTGTAGCCGCAGATGAGGACGAGAACATTCACGGCTGTGCGACTGTATCGTTTATAAATTATCCGATGACACGCATAGCGTTTGTTACCTCTACGGCAGGGCGCTGGATAACCCGTGCTACAGAGTTTGCTCAGTTTAAGACATTACTACAGGCTCACGGCGCAACCAAGATACAGGCGTTGGGCAGAGATTCTATCGTTCGGTTATGCAGGCAACATGAGTTTGCACCTGTAAGTACACTATTTGAGGTGGATATATGAGTTTTGGAGGCAGCAGCCAACCTACACAGACGGTCACTCAGGTAGAAAAATTACCTCCTGAGCTTGTACCGTTCTACCAAGACCTATTGGGGCGTGGTGTATTTGAGTCTTTGACAGGGTACGAGACTTACCCCTTCAGACGGCTTGCCGATTTCGATCCTTACGAGGCAGGAGCGCAAGAGGCGTATGCTGAGATGGCATTGGCAGGTACGCCTACAGGTGTAAGAGATGCTCAAGCGGGGCTGCGTGAGATAGCAATGGGTACGCCGTATGCTAGATCGATTCGGACAGACCCCGCTGTCCAAAGGCTCACCGAAGAAATTATTGGCGCTACCGAAGCGCAGTCGCAAAGATTGATCGACCCTGTTGCACAGCAGCCCCGTCAACAACCTTTTGGCAGTCTTGAAGAGCAACAAGCAGACCCAAGGGTTCAGGAAATTAATAGAATACAGGCTGAGCTTGGAGAGATGGATCAGCGCTCCCCAGAAGGACAGGCTTTAGTAGGGCAAATTCAATCTCTACAAGATGACATATTTTCTGAGACTGCCCCTGCGCCGCGTACCCGTCTTGAAGAGTACATGAACCCATTTCAACAGGCGTTTGTAGATAGGCAAAAGCGTCTTGCTAGAGAGGAATCTGACAGGCAGCAGAAAGAGATAGCTCAAGCAGCGGCTGTTGCAGGCGGTCTGGGCGGATATCGTGAAGGAATTATGCAGTCTGAGCGGCAGCGTAATCTTAGCAATCAGTTGCAAGACATACAGGCCGCAGGTGATTTAGAAAATTTCAGGCAGGCACAACAAGCCTTTGAGGCTGACAGACTTGCCAGACAGCGTGGTGCAGACATTGGCTTGGCTGGCTTTGCTGCGTTAGGTCAGGATGTGGATCGCAGGGGCAGGGCTGCTGAGTCTATGGCCGCATTAGCGGGACAACGGCAGGCAATGGAGTTTGATCGTCTTGGCCAGCTAGAGTCTGCTGGGGCAAGACGTAGACAGCTTGCGCAACAGGGCTTAGATATCGGATATCAAGACTTCCTGAGACAGCAGGCGTTCCCCAGAGAGCAGCTTAATCTTTACTCTGGCTTGTTAAGAGGAGTGCCAGTGGGGCCGGGAACTTATCAGGCCACATACGGCAATCAACCCTCTGCATTTCAACAATTAGTAGGCACAGGTCTTGGTGCTGCTGCGCTATACGGCGGCACGAGAGGCTACGGCAATACAGGTCTTAGGGGCGCATAATGGCACTAGGAAAGAACATATTAGAGCAGGAAGATGACCTCAAAGGGATGCCTGATTCGTTTCTCCAAATGGAGATGCAGATGCCATCTGGTAGGTATCCAGAGTTTCTGGTCATGTCAGAGGTGCAGAGACGCGGTGACATGCGGCAGCGTTTCATGGCTCAGCAGCAAGAGGGGTTTCAGCCCTCTGTAAAAGACCAAATGATTGCAAGTTTAAGCGCTGCTTCACAGGTTCCCCCGATTCCTATGGCTTCTGGCGGCAAGGCTGAAAGCGACTTCCCTGACTACAGCGGTGACGGCAAGATTACTAAGAAAGACATTCTCATAGGTCGTGGCGTTATTCCTATGGATAACGGTGGGGGGCTAAGTGATGCGATGAGAAGAAGTCGTTCTGATACTCCTTCTCGTATGTCCGAAACTTTTACTGGGCCAACTGATTTCCTTGTTCAGGCCGCTACTAGCTACCTGATAAGTCAGGGGCTTGATCCCACCACCTACACTGTTCAAGAGCTTGTCGAAATCGGCAGGCAGAGAGCGCAAGACCGGAGGTCTTTTTTACCTGCCAGTGTGGCTGACGAGCAGATGTCCACGTTGGGTGAGGTGCTAGAAGGCAGTAAAAATCTATTGGCCTCCGCTGTGCCAGATATGCCAGAGATGAACCTTGGTGCGTCCAGCGCTGACAGGCAGAGGAGGGCTGGAGAGCTTGCTGATGACTTGTCAAGACGAGCAGATGCTGTCCGGGAATCGTTTACCGTCGATGTCTCAGATACTAATTTAGGAAGATCGTCCAGAGGAGAGGGCATTGAAAGCGCTCTCGCTAGTATTGCGGATGTCGGAGAAGATGTGGTCAGCACTATTCTTGATACTCCGTTGACAAGAAAGGAAGTGCAAGCTCGAAACGAGGCGTTTGATGAGCGTATTCGGCAGGCTAACGAGGATACTTTACGGAGGAGGGCGGATGATCTTAATGCTCTGAGGCAGAGACAAACTGCGTTCTTCCCCAAAGAACCACGAGACGATATGACATTATCAGAATTGATCTTTGGTCGTGGAGATGCAGAGCCTAGAAGGGTCGGAAGGGGCAGAGTCCTTTCTTCTGCGGCAAGCGAGGGAGGCGATCCTGTAACCGACAGCATGGGTCAGATGGGGCGAGAACCTGTGGAAGGGGGTTCTACAGAAACTACAGGCACGGACACAACTGATGCCGCTGAGACTGTGCAATCCATAGCTCAGGCGTTAGGGGGTGGATTCGATAAAGATTTTCGATTCTATGATGTAGATTTGCCTAATACTAACGCAGGACGATCTGATGCTGGCAGAGCAGATGACCCGCTGGGCGATATAGCAGGTCGTAGCGAGTCTCTTGCCAAAACCAGAGCCGAAGAAATATCAGAGCTAATCGAGGCCAACAGGGCGCAAGTCAGGAATAACGCGCTGTACGCAGCTCTTGCGCAGATGGGAGCAGGGATAGCCTCTGGCGCAGCAGACTTAGGCATTGGAAAAGGTGCTGAGGCAGCAGGCAAAGTTATGGCAGCGGGAGATAGCAGAGAAGACCTGCTGCGTACTCAACAGATGGCTGCTGAAGATAAAGACCTCGAAAGGCAGATCGACTTCATTAAGACCAGAGCTAATATCGATCTAAACGAAAGAAAGCTGGCAGCGGAAATAGCAGCCAACAAAGACTTGCAGTCAAGAAATCAGGCAACCAGACAGTCTGCTGTGGCGAATGTGGTAAACAACATTTATGACGCAGATGACTATGCTGACGCTGAAGAAAGAAAGAGAGCTTACGTTAGTCTTTACAACTCTTTAGCCTCTGCTTACAGCGTCCCAAGACTGACAGTTGATACCGCTCAGGCAGGCACTACAACTGCTTCGAGGTCAACAGCAGACCTGAAGGGGAACCTAAGCAGGTATCAGTAAATGGCGTTTAATTATGCGTTGGCTAAACAAGATGGCTTTACTGACCAGCAAATAGCTGAAGTTCTTGGTGAGCAGCAAGGTTTCAACGTACCTCTGGCGCTTGAGGACGGCTTTTCGTACAGTCAAATAGCACAGGTTCTTGTTGAGCAAAGCGAGTCACAAGATTCTGGATTTTTGCGTGAGGCTTTGGACGTTCCTGTGCTGGCTGCGCAAGGTGCAACCCAGCTAGTTCGCATGGGTACTCAGGCCTTTGGTGCTGACAACCCATTAGCAGAAGGTCTGATGGGTGTAGAGGACTTTCTTGGGTCTTTGATATCCGCTGGCTCCCGACAGCAGCAGGAAGAGATAGCCCAGATATTCGAGGAAGCCGAAGGACAGGGTGTGGGTGAGCAGGTCAAGGCTGGACTCAGAGCTTTGACCGTAGCTCCCGTTGACACCATCGCGCAGTTTGGCGGCACAGCCGTCCCCTTTATTGCTGCCAGTGTGCTGACAGGCGGTGCAGCAACCCCCGCTTTGGCGCTCGGTGCTACCACTGGTGCTGGACTGGTCAAAGGCACAATATTTGATGCCGTTGAGCGGGAATACATCGCTGCTGGGGTAGACCCAGAACAAGCCCGTGAGATAGCGGAGCAGGCCCAAGCTTATACCGGAGACAACGTAGATCAGATTGCCTTGGGCGGTGTGCTTGGTGCTGCTGCTGGGCGGCTAGGTATAGAAAAAGGAATTACCAACTTAATCACCCGCAAGGTTGGAGAAGAAGCAGCTCTACCTGTTGGTATCAAGACGATTGTTGGTGGAGCAGTAGCAGAGTCCGTTCCTGAAGCAATACAGGCTGGTCAGGAGAAATTTGCCGACAATATTGCTAGGCAGAGAGAGGGCTTTGATGTTGATCTGATGGAAGGCGTTGTGGGTCAGAGCGTTTTTGAGGGTGGCGCAGGTCTTGTTCTTGGCGGTGTCGTAGGCGGTACAACCAGTCGAAGAAATAGACTAAATAATGAAAGACAGGCAGAGATACTACGCAAGAAGCAAGAGGAAGAAGAGGCTTTAGAAAGACAGGCAGAAGAGGCTCGGCAAAACGAAGAAGCAGCCCTGCAAAGTGCGTTGGGGGAAGTGCTTGATCCTGATTTAGACACCACTGATCTTCCTGATGACTTTGCAGCGGTAGCCGTTGATCCTGATGTGTCACAGACAGAACCTCTGCTCCCAGCTCGTGAGCTGGATGTGCGAGATATACAGCCTGAAGCCGAAACAATTATTCGTCGGACAAATCCAGACGAAGAGCTTACGTTTGTGTCAGAACCCACTGCTGATGGCAGGGGATTTCAGATAATTGGCAGCGACCAGAAAGCCTATGGCGCACCGATCACTGAGGCAGAGCCTGCACGACAGTTGGCGTTCAGGCTGAATCAAACCAAGAAAGACCAGAGAGCTGTGCGGGACGCTAATAACAGCGTGAACGATAGCGGCCTATCCAAAGCAAGTCCCTCCACTTTGCGAAACTTCCTGTCTATAGGGAATCGCGTCCTCAATCCCCGATTCAATGAAGTCACCGCTGCGGAGATAAATTACGCTGCTGACGCTAATACTGACGAGTCAATACTAACAGACCGGCGCCGGAGGGCCATCGAGAAACTCCCGCTAGATCAGGCTGAGTATTACCTGACAAAAAGTGCGCCAGCAAACAGAGCCAAAAGCAACGCAGAGAAGATGCGTCTGTTGACCCCCACGCAGAGAGAGAACATCAAGCGTAGAGATAAGGGTCTCCCTGAGAAAAGTACATTCACGATGGCAGAGGCCAGACGCATACTGGGCAAGGACTTTGGCAATCTAGCCAATCCTCAGCCTGATATCGCCCCAGATGTGGAGTATCTCGCGTCTATATCCAGCACCTCTATACCCATATCAAGGCGTGAACAAGGGTCTCCCAAGAAGGCAAAAACCCTTCTTAAACAGGGTGTATACAAGTTTGCAGAAGGAGCGCCTAAACAGGTTTCTCTCGAAAAGCTCAACGAATTGCTTGAGCAGAAGAACATCATATCCTCGATCCGCTCTAAAGAATTACAGCCGCTGATTAAAGCTTTCACGGGAGCAGGCAGCTACCGCACGATGAAAGGCGGTGACAGGAGAGTGCTGTATCAGAAAATTAATCAGTTCGCTGATTTTGCTGAGCCTACGAAGCTGCCCTTGTACAAGGGAACAGGCTCTTTACAGGTGACACAGGACACTGATATAGTTACACCAGACACAGGAGACATAGAAAGTGAAACAAGCAAACAAAGAGCGGAGTTCATCAAAGACTTCCGTCGAAAGCAAACAGCAAGACCTTACGCAGAGTCAGAAGCTGGAAGAGGTGAGAGCGCCTATATACGACGAAGTTATGGCCGAGAATCCGGGCCTTACGCGAGAAGAATTAGCGGAGATGATGGACGAGATGGGCTTTTAGACCTAGACCCGTCCCAGAATGCACAGGAATATCAAAATACAGGCTTGTCTCTGCCTCAAGTTTTTGAGGTTGATGCTGAGTTAGAAGCAGACAACTACCATAACGACATGGTTGCTGCGATGGCAGGGCATAAATATGCCGCGCAGGTAGAAATCAAAGACCCCGCAGAGCTTTCTAAATACAGACTTTTCAGAACCGCAGACGGCAGCGGGTTTGCCATCAAGCCAGATGGCGACATTGTTGCTGTGTTTGCCAGCGCTTCTGAACCCAAAGGTGGTTCTTATGCGCTGCTACAAGCAGCCGTACAAGCTGGCGGTAAGAAGCTTGATGCTTTCAACACTTACCTTCCAAAAATATATAGCCGAGTAGGCTTCCGACCTGTAGCCCGATTGCCTTGGAATGACGAGTTCGCTCCACCCAACTGGGACAAGCAGACCTTTAGGAAGTTTAGCAATGGTGAGCCTGAGATATACTTCTTCACCTACGACCCTTTTTACTACGGTGAGGCCACCGAAGTGCCTCTCGTGCAGGACTATGATGACGCAGTTCGTCTTCAGGATCAGGCGTTAGAATCTCCGTTAGCACTGCCATCTCCTACTCCTAAAGCAGAGATTTCAGCAGCTTCTTCAGCTCCTATTTCTGCCGAAACATCAAGAATAAGCTTTCCCGACAAGACCACCGCAGTTGTTAAGACCCGCAGCGGAACGACCACGATAGAGACAGATAGCGCGGAGGCCACGGCTGCTGCTGCTCGAAGGATAGCTGGAGAAGAATCTGTAGAGCCAGAACCACCCCCTCCCGGTTCTGCTATTGCTGCTGACGAGTCAAAGGTAAGACCTACCACCCCGGAACTCACCCCATCGCAGGCTGGGAGAGACATTGCCGATGCCCAAGTTGCAGCACTGAAATACCTTACTGAGAACGGAATGTCGAAAGGTAACGCAGAAGTCGTTGCCAATCAGGCTGGAGGTGCTGCGGGTTCTGTTGCTGTAAACGAAACAGAGCAAACTCCTACGCAATCAGGCGGTTGGGATAAGGCTAAGGGCAGGTTTGACAGGCTTATCTTCAATATCCAAGACAAGTTCCTTGACCTGAAGAGGGTCGAGCAGGGTATTGCGGAGAGTGTGGGTATTGATTCACTACCCACTCTGGAATCTGCGTATGACGGCATTGAGTCTATAACAGGAAAGGTGGGTAACGAGTTTCGTAAGCTTCAAGATAAAGTTATCAGACCGTTACTGGAAAAGCTGAACGCTAGGGGTATAACCAGACAAGAATTAAACGATTTCCTGATACTGAGACACGCTATTGAGCGCAACGACTTCGTTCGCAAGCGTAACGAGGCTAACAAAGGCAAGGATGCTTACAACCCTGATCTCAAGGATGGCGG